CTTTTCCCGTCCACATCAATAACCGAAAACTTCTTTTCAAGCTCGTTGGCAAAGCCGGTAAGCAATCCCGCATCGGTCTTGGTGTCGGGAATATATTTGCGGCTGGCCCGGTTAAGGGCGACAAGCCCCGCCGGGACAACCGGCGAAGCCGTCACCGAGAATTGGTTTTGTAGATACTTTTCATACTCACCCGTGGAAATGGCTTGTAAAAGCGCATTGGTGGATTTTAGAAATGTCTGCTCCAGCGTGTAATTTGCCGTATAGGGAAGGCCATAAAGGGCGTAGGTCATCAGGTTTTCGGTGGTGTCATCATTGGGATATTTGTCGGCGATGGTTGAGTACATCCCCAGCACCGCACCTGCGTAGCCCATGGCTTCAAAGCTGCTGTAAACATCCCCTGAGCGCGGCCTAGAATCCCCGCCAGCCAAGCGCCTAGTTAGGCCGGATAAATTGATGGTTCCTGGGTACTCGGCCTCAAATTGCAAATCCCGCCTCTTTTCCGATTTGCTGACCCTTGGGTTAATCAGCCCCTCGTTGTAAAGCCACTGGGCTGCGGCAACTAGGCTACTGCCAACGATTGCGCTGCTGGCGGCCTCCAAGGCTTTCCTTCTGTCTCCATTTTGGAAGTGATAAGCCGCTTTAACAAAACCATACGGCGGATAAACGACCGGCAAGGCATCCTCCACCACGTTGACGGGGGTTTTGGCAAAGGGCAAAACCGAGCGGGTTACGATTGGGCCTGCAACCGGGATTTTATAGCCAAGCTGAACAAGCTGGTTGACGAGATTGGTGACAGGCGTGTCTTGCTGGAAAACCGCCCTCGCTGCCTCCTCGCTGACGCTTTCAATCTCTTTTTTGAAAGGGAACCTTGCGGTCATCAGAGCCTCCCTCGATCCCTTTCCGGCAAGGAGGGCTTTCTCGGCCAAGGTTCTCATCACCTCCTTGCGCCGATAGGGAACGTCACCCACGGCCAGCAATCTTCCCGTTGGCTCGGCAACCGTTCCTATTAGGGCGTCAAAGCCTTTCTTTACCCTGTCAATAAATGCGACCTTTCCGTTTTCTCGGATTGCCATATTTTTTCCGGTAAAGGCTTGGGCAAAATTTCTCAATGGATTTGACCCACGCACGCCCTCCCCGTAGGCGATTGATTCTTCGGGTATTCCAGTAAGCATCCCCTTGGCAACAGCTCTGGTTCCCCGCGCATACCCTTCAAGACCGGCCCGGACGGTTGTGGGTGTTATCTTGATGGTGCGCTCTGTCTTGGTGGCCGCACTGATAGCGGCGTCCATGGCATTGGCCAGCGGGCGAATCATCCCGCCCTGGAAAACAGAACGGATCGTGTTGTAAATTGGGTTGCGGATCAGCGATTGAAAGCTCAGTAACCCGGCGGTCTGAATGGCCTCTGGGTACACCTCTTTCAAAAAGCTTCTTGGGAACAGCCCTCGCTCAAAAACCTTTAGGGCATTGTTGGCCTGATCGAGTCTTGCGTTGGCGGCGTCGGCCAGCTTGGCGGCCTCGTCGGATAGGAAGCCCTTGGATTCCGGGTCTCTAAGAAACTTAACGGCCTGCTCGCGTTGTTTTTCGGCTAGTTTTGAATCTTGAAAAAGTCTGCCCAGCTCGGTCTGGTCTTCTGCCCTTAAATTGTATTGGGGATTTCTTTTTCTACCCAAGGCCAGCACGCTGGCGACATAGCCTTGCGGGGTCTTTAAATGCTCCTGATAGGCGCGAAGCCTTAATCCGGCCTCGGAAAGCCCGCCAACTACTTGGTCAAAAATTTCAGCAGCCCTGCGCGGGTCTTTGTCGATGATTCTGGCCTTTAGGATATTCGATGCGTTATCGACTTGAATTTTGTTTTTGCTCGTATTGATGATGTCCTGAAGCTGGTCGTCGGCCATATCCCCAAGTTCATCTATTTCCTGCCCAAGTGCGTAGGTCTTGCGAACGGTGCTGGGTTGCGCCGCAATCTCGATTTTTGCCGGAGTGCTTACTTTGCGGCTAAGAAGTTCCCGCTCTGCCGTTCTGGCAATTTTCTCCCCAGGGCCGGGTTCGGGCATCTGGAACTTGCCCTTGAGTGCTGGGCCTGTCTTAACGGGAGGCGGGGTGGCCGCGTCGGTGGCGGCCTCCGTGGTGGTCTGGACGGCTGGGGCTGAAGAGGGCGGGCGGCGTAGGGCTTGGGCAAGGTCGTCGATATTCTGCCCCAACTGCGTGGCCTTGATGCCGGTGGCTAGTCCCGTAGCCAGTTCTGCGCCAGTGGTGGCAATCGGAAACTTGTCCCGGTCGGCTTGTCGCAGCCTTTGATATTCTTGGTACTCGTCATCCCCGATCACCGCCCGAGCCACGCCTTGTTGGGCACGATTCCCGGCATAGTACCCAGCCGTTCCGCCAACCAACGTGCCTGCCAACATTCCTGGCAATCCCCCAAAGCGCCCCAATCTTGCCCCCGTCATGGCACCGCCATAAGCAGCAGCCGATGGAATAATTTCGCCCGCCACACTGCGGGCAACGGCTCCGGCTAGGCTGGGGTCTGGATCGCCCTCTTGGCGCGGTTGGGGTGCGTCTTGGCGGGGTTGTTCCTTGTCTGGAACAAATAATTTATCCAGCTCCTCCGCACGCTCATCCCGCTTGTCGGGGATAAATAAGGCGTCCAGCTCGGCTGCGGTGGCCATGCCGGGTTACGGCAGGAGGACGTATCCCTGCTGCATAAGCTGTCGGCTGTTTTCCTGCCACTTTGCCTTGGGGAAATAACCCAGTCTGCCACGCGGGTCGCGAACAGTGACCGTCTCGGAATTGAGGGGTTGTGGGGCTTGAGCCGGGGTGGGCATGGCCATGGGGGCTTGAGCTGGTGTCGCTACTGGTCGGTTGGTTGCGGCAGGCGCGGGCGCACGCAAGGGCATGGGAAGCGGTGATTCTTCCGGCAAAGACACATCCTCATCGCCACCACCCAGCGGGGCTGAAAATTCGGGTGTGTCCATCTCCATTAACCTTTGAATTTCTTGAACCCTCTTTTTCGCTTGATCCGACTTCTCTTTTGGCGTTTTTCCAAGCAGCCCAAGAAACGCTGGGCGGTTTTCGGTTCCTTCGGACTTGGCCTCTGCCAAGTCAATTTCTGCCTCGGTCGATGTTTGGGCGGCCTCGGTCATTCTCGATTTCAATTCTTGTATGCGAGCCTGCTTGGCAGCGTTGTCCACTTGGATGCTTTTCTCAAAACTTGCACGAAAGGCGGCTACCGCTGGGCGAAGCATCTCATAGCGTGGGTCTGACTCAATAATCGGAATGTCTTCAACCGAGATATTGGTTTTAATGCTTCCGTCTGAATCAACCGTAATTTTTGAGGAAAGAGGTTTTTGAACCACCTTTTCTGGTTCTTGAAATCTGAAATTAAACATAGCCATAAGATTTGATCCTCCCGTCCATCCATTTGCGGATGATGGCCTTAATCCATGGCTTGTTGCTGATAAACTTGGCTACGGCTGGGCCAAACTTGCAGTAGGCGTCAACCAGCCAGCGCGGAGCCTTCTCAAGCAGCCAGCTTCTAAATTGCATCCACTTCGGGTTTTCCTCTCCGTAAACCTCGCGGGCAACCCAGCATCCGATTGGAATGGTTCCGCCAAAGCTAAACATACTCCCCAGGCCGCTGGCGATATTGCCAAAGGCTTGGGACGGGCTGGTGTAGGAACGTGAGATCGCACCCACCTGGCTCCCGTACATCGACGCCGCAGCGTTCTGCATGGTGTTGTAGATCGAGGCTGAAGTCTGCGCCCCCTCCAGACCGGCGTTGGGGTTGACGAACTGGAAGGGATTGGTGGCGTAGCTGGCGGTGTTAAAGCCGCCCGCCTGACCCACATTGGCGGCGATGTAGTTATTAAACGCCGCGTTCTTGTTGGCAACGTACTGGTTGGCAATATTGTAGGGATTGGCGCCACCGGCCAGAAACTCGTTGGCCGCGCCCAAGCGGGAAAGGTTAAGCGATTGGCGCAGCGCGGTGTCACGGGCGGCTTGGTCGCCACGACTCATGCCGGAGCCAAGGAAAGAAGCCGCCGCACCATATCTCTGCGCCTTGCGTTGCTCGCCCAAAAGACCCGTCTGCATAGCCTCCTCGACCGCCGGAGCCACGCCAAAGATGTTGCCACGGGCGGTCTGCGCCCCCCGCGCCGCCTGCTCCACGTCGCGCCTGACCGATTCGTCCAAAGTTGAACCCAGCCGAAGCTGGTTTATGGCCTCGTCCTCGATCATTCCGCGCATGGCCTCAGTGCGCTCGTCCTGGGTCGCACCCAGCGGGGTGTCGATCATCGACTTGTAGGCACCCTGCAAACTGCGGGAGGTGGAAAGGTAGTTGGGGTCGATTAGGTTAATCTGGTCAAGGGCGTTCTGTTCGGGCAGCGAGATGATCTTTCGGTACTGCGTCCTGTCGTTTTCCGTGACCGTGAATCCCTTGGTTTTAAGCGCATTGGCCTTGGTCAGCGTGTCGTTGAGCGAGGCTAGGTCGGTTGTGACCTCGTTAATCTGCTTTTGGATGGCGATAAAATTTGCATCCCCAGGCTGGGCGTAAGCCTGCTTGGCGCGAAGGTCGGCCAGCCGGGTGTTGGCGGCGGCGATGGCCGAATTTGAATCGGAAATGGCTCGGTCGTTGACGCGGTTGTATTCGGCAAGAATGGCGTTATCCACCTCGTTGGCGGGTGCGTCCTTGCCGACAGGGGTTGCCGTTCCGAAAAGATTGTTGGCCGAAAGGTTGGAAACGGTGCCAGCAAGCCCGGACGGAGTGCCTGCCGCACCGCCTCCCGTGGCTGTGGTTGCGCCCGTGGTCAGGTTGGCCGCGTCGCCCAGAGCCGGGGAGGGAGAGCCGGAGCCAAGGGCGGCGGCGGCTCCGAGGCTTCCAATGTTAACATCGTTAAAGTTTAACCCTTGCGCCGCCTCGAAAATGCGCGGAGCGCCTTGGCGGATCTGCATGGTAAGATCCAAAAGGCCGCGTCGATCAATGTCTAACAACTCCTTGTATCTCTTTTGTTCGCTTCTGCTTGCTTTTGAAAGATTGTCCTCAGACTGTTTTTCCCTTGCCCTTGCCGTGTCCAGCGCATTAAGGGCATCTTCGGCTCCCTTGATTGTATCCAAAAGATTCTGAGCAGAAGCGCCCGTGGCCTCGGACTTGTAAAGCCGAACTTGTCTGCCCGCCTCGCGCAACGTGGCCCTGTCGGTGTCATTGAGGGTGTCAACCCCGGCGCGGATCGCCTGATCCACGGCGGCCTGGTATCTCTGGGCGGCCTCAATAAAATTGGCTGGCCTGCCGGATGCCTGGGAAATCTTTGGCTGGTTATAATCGTAATCGGCTCTGGCCTGGTCAATGGCATAGGTGTTGTTGGGAACATTTACATAGACGGGTTTCCCATCTTTGAAGACTTTTTTCCCATTAACAACCTGCTGAACCTTGGTGCTGCTGGTGACTTTGTATGAATTTGGATCCAGCCCGTACACGTCCCGAATGACGGCTTCCTGCGCCTTAAATTCGCTGGGTTTGTTTTTGTCAAAAATCTTGGTTAGATCGGTGACGCCAAGCTGCTTGTACTTGATGGCGTGATCGACGTTGGCCTTGGCGTAGTTGCTGCCAAGAAGTATGGAATTGGTATAATCCAGCCCTTGCGATCTGACCACCGCCCCTTGGTTGGCTGTGGTAAAATTATATCCGCCCTTCTTAAACACCTCGGCGTCTAAGCCAAGCCCCTCTGAAATATATGCCCGCCTTAAATTGCCTATCTTGCTATTGTCTAGGGAGTAATTACCCCTGTTGTCTTTTTTTAGGTAAGTATCAAGATTTGCAACTCTTCCGATTGCCTCTGGGGTTCCCTTTTGGCCACCAAGCCATTTTTTTACCGACTCAATTCCCGCCGCCTTTTTTTGTTCGTCGGTTGGTGGTGTTCTGGCGGACATATTACCCCGTCCTTCCAGTTGCCCCGGCCAGGTAGTTGGTCGGCGGCAATCCGGCGTTCATGGCCACGTTGCCGGGAACGGACTGACCCGGAGCCGCCCCGTAGAGCAGGCCAAACTGGCGGGAAAGCTGGTCGCCCATGGCGCGGTTAAGCGCAAACGCCTGGGGGTTCAGCTCATACTGGCGGCGCATGGTTTCCAGAGACCTTTGCGGCCCCAGCTCGCGCTCGGTCTGAAGACCGGCCTCGGCGAAGCGCCGCGAGTCCAAGGCCGCCAGATCGGCCTCCAAAGCCCGTTGGCGGGGGAGATACTTGCGGCGTAGCTCATCATCGACCCGCACCATGTCGGGCTGGCGCTCCAGATAGGTCTGAAGGCTGGACTTGTAGAATAACGCATTGGCCTCCGCCGCCCGCATCGGATCGGGCGGGGGAGGAGGAGCTGGGATGGATGGCCCGCCGCCCATTAGCTTAAAGCCTTTCTCATAAATTTGTCGTAGTCGTAGGATCTCCTTAATCCGTTGCGGTTGAAGTTGAGCGTCCTGCGCCGCCCGAATCGGTCGAAAAGGATAACCAGCAGGCTCTTAAGGTAGTCTTTGGAACGACTACCGTGTTCTCTGTCACTACTAGCACCACCCGAAGGGTCGGCAAGTCCGCAGACCGTTAGGTCAACAAACACATCGTCGCCCGTCTCCTCATGCCAGTAATGGCTGGGAGCAGCCCCGCTGGGCAGGCACCTTGCCAGAGCCACCCCGCAAATCTCGTTGTCTTCCCTTTTCCTAACCACGCCCATCAGACCCTTACGCTCAAACCAGCCCACCCAATCCCTAAAGTTAGGCCATCGGCTTTCCGGCACCCCGCTTTCCTCAAGATACTCCACCGCCGTCACGAGATATTCTTCTGCACTTCCATGGTGTCGGGGTTGGCCGCCACCAAGACCGAGCGCACCGAGAGCTTTCGGGCAGGGGACTCAATCTTAAAGCGGATGTTACGCGTCTTGCCAAAGCTACGCAGGCTGTCGGCCCTGCGCTTGACGGTCTGGTTGGAAAGGGTGGCGGGCAAAGTTAGGGGCAGGGTCAGCCCTCCGGCGCTGGTCGTGTCCACGCCCGTCCCCAAGGTGACATCGTTGCTGTCGGTGTCCCGGCGCATGGACAGAGTCGCGTTGGTCGAGCCAGAATAGAAAAACTCAATTTCATAGTGCGAGAGGTGCTTGAGGCTTAGTTTATCGTCAAAGTCGTAAGCCTTGGTGAAAATGCGCGATGTGTAGCTTGTCCCGTAATCCTTGTAATCGGTGTCGTTGTCCAGGCTGCCTTCGGCCTTGTAGCCCAGATAATGTCCCACCTGACCAATGGGGGAGCCGAAAGCCAGCTTGACGGTGTTGGTGGTAAAGCCGCTGGAAAAATTTGTCTCCGTCATTCGGGAAGATTGAATATCCCAAAGACCCTCAAAGGCGTTAAAAATGGCGTTGTAAACCAGAACGTGCGAGCAGGTGGTGGCCGAGTCTAGCGGCAGGGCCAAGAGGTAGCGGTTATCGCTGAAAACCCCGTTGACCTTGGCGATGAAGTTTTTATTGATGCGGGCGATGATGTCCTTGACGCCCTCGGAAATAGGCAGTCCCACCGTGGAGAAGTTGTCGGCCAACGACCGTGCCACGGTGCGGATGCCGTCGTTGGCCAGAAAATAGACGTCCTTGTTGACAAAGGCCACGGATCTTCCGGCCACGCAACCGATCCGATCAGAAAGTTGCTGCACCGTCCATCCCGCCGCCGTTGAGGCCGTGGGGTCAGTCGTGACGAGATAAATCTTGGTGGGCTTGAAGACAAGCATCTGAAAGCCGTAGTAGGGCTGGATGGCGGTGATGTCCTCGCCGTCATCCCCGCCCACGATGATGGAATTGGTTGCCTTGAAGACGGCGGGGTCAAGGATGTCGGAGGCAAAAAGCGTGTTTCGTTCCGTGCCGGTACCCACGGCAAAAAGGCGGTTGGTAAAGGTCTTAATCAGCTTGAGGTTGTTGGGGGCAAGGTGAATGGTGGCCGTGGCGGTGGCCTGGTTTCCGCCCGACCCGGTCGAGATGGTCACGGTCGGCGCGGTGATATAGCCGCTGCCCCCGTTGGTCACGGTAATGCCGGTGACGGCCCCGCCTGCCGCCGTGGCAATCGCCGTGGCAGTGGTTCCACCCGAAAGAGCCGGGGTGCCGATGGCCACGGCAAAGGTGCCTGCGGTGTAGCCGGTTCCAGCCGTGGTCACGGTGATGGAAACCACCTTAGATCCTTGCCGCGTCGAGGTGGTTCCATCCGTCCTGAAAAGCTGGCTGGCCCCGTCCACATAGAAGGCCAGGTCGTTGAGCTGGGCAAACTCCACCTGCACGGAGGTTGAACTATGCGTGCCGTTGGTGGTGGCAAAACTGGTGGCGCTGGTCGAGCGGTACAGCGTCCCGTCGGTGGCCACCAGAAGTTGCTCAATGGTCGGCGTGTCGAAATAGAACATCCCCTGCACATCGCTGGCCGCCGTCGATACGCGGGTGGACATGGTCTCAATCCCTAGGCGGCTTTGATAGTTACCGCTGGGAGTGATCGTCATGTTGAGCGCTTCGCTGACGGCGTTGTTGCCGATTAGGTTGGGAACAAGCCCGGAAACCTGACCGCCCTCAAACGAGGCGGTTCCGGCCACGGCCAACAGGTCGTCGAGCGAGGTGACGTAGTACACGCCTTGGCTCCTTACTCTATCTCTTCGCGGTAAAGTTCGCCCAAGCTGGACGGCGTGATGGTCTTGATACTGCCCACCTGGCTTAGTTCAAAGTTAGCCATGGCGGCCAGGTCGGCGTTGGCCGACTGCACCACGCTGGCGGCCTTCTCGTACTGCCGTTCCCGCTGAAGGGCGTCGGCATGAGTCAGGTCTAGGACAACCTGATGGGCGTGGGGCAGGCGAAGCTCGTCATCGACCGAATCGTTGGAGGGCGGGAAATCGACCACATAGTTGTTTCTGGTCAGGCACTTTAGCTTTTGCACCACCTTAAGCGTGGTGGTTCCGCTGGTTTGTAAAATCGGAAACAAGTCCAGCTCTGCCGTGCCGCCGGTGTTGCGGCCCCGAAATACATAGCTGGCGGGCGTGCCGGTGCGGTCAGCGTCAAGCAGGCCGGGGTCTTGGCTGATGATGGTTTGCAGATCCACGGCCATCAGCTCCTCATTTCCGTAAGCCACCGCCAAAGGTGTCTCCACGTTGGAACCCAGGCTGATGGTGCGCGTCGAGGTCGAGACAGAATAGGTCGAGTTCGTCACCGTCTCGCGCCACGGCGCAAAGTTCCAGACTCTGCGGTAATTAAGCGAAGCCGCTTTCTTTAGGAAAGTGACGGTGTCAGAGTCGGTCTTGCCGACTTTCTCCCCGGCGTAGGTGGCGATTTCAGATAAAGTCATTTCCCTTCCGCCTGCTCCTTGGCCTGCGCCTGGATCTTCTCAATCAAAGCGAACACGGCCTCATACGGCATCCTGCCCAGCGATCCAAGGATCAGGTTGATTTCAGAAATCGAGAGGTCGAATTTCATTTCAAGCGGCCTTGAAGCGGCGGCGACTAGGAATTATCCTCCAGCCAGCTTGTGCCTGATTGGATGGCCGAGTGAAGCGGGGCCAGATCCTCGGTTGTCCAGATGTCCCAGCCAACGGCCAGCTTGAGGTGTTCGACATTTCTGTCCACGTCACCCCTTCGTTGCTCTTGGGTCTGGTTGGCCAAGGGAGCGGCTAGACGGTTGGCGATCAGGTTCACGCTGTCCAAGGCGGCGGAATACCGCTGGGCTGGGTTAACTTCTGGCAGGGTGATTTCGGTGGGCATGGTTAGGCTCCTTGTAGTTTGGCTTCCAGTTCGTTTACTTTGTCAGACAGTTCCTGCACCGCTTTTACGAGGATGGGAATGAGTGTGGCTGGGGCGGCTTCCAGTTTTTCGGGGTTATCGTCATTGACCAGATGCGGGACGGACAGGCCGGACTTGGCTTGCGCCTCCTGCAATTCCTGTGCGATGAAGCCGATTTCAGGCTGTCCCACCTTGGCTTTGCTCCTCATGTCCCACACAAACGAGACGGGGCGCAGTTCTTGGATCAAGCTTAGTCCGCTTGCCAGCGAGACAATATCCTTCTTGTCCCGCCTGTCGGACAACGATGAGATCGAGGTCTGCTGACAGCGCAGGGTGGCGATGGCAGAGTTGCCCAGCGTGATGACGTTGGATGCGGTGGAGGAAGTGCCGACTGCCGTGTTGCCAAGGAACACATTGTTGGAGCCAGTTGTATTGGCATTGACTCCTGCGGCTCCGTAACCAGCGTGAAAGCCACAGGCCGTATTCGTGTTGCCTGTGGTGTTGGAGTAGAGGGCTCCTCGTCCATTGGCGGTGTTGTTGTTGCCTGTGGTGTTGGAGTAGAGGGCTTGGATTCCTTTGGCGGTGTTGTTGTTGCCTGTGGTGTTGGAGTAGAGGGCTTCTCGTCCATTGGCGGTGTTGTTGTTGCCTGTGGTGTTGGAGTAGAGGGCTTGGATTCCATTGGCGGTGTTGCTGTCGCCCGTGGTGTTGGAGTAGAGGGCTTGGACTCCGTTGGCGGTGTTGTAGAAGCCTGTGGTGTTGGCCTGAAGCGCATCGCTCCCGATGGCTGAGTTACTGGTAATTCCGCCTGCGCCATAGTTAATCAGGCTTTTGCCAGAGGTGAGGATGAGGTTGCCACTCGAATTTATCCTTACTGCCTCTGCGCCGCCTTCGGCAAACGCAATCGTGTCGGCGGCGGGGAAGAAGAGGCCGGTATTGGTGTCGCCTGTGGGGACGATGGCGGGGGCGGAGGCTGTGCCTGTTCCGCTGGTAATCAGGGTCGTGCTGGTCAGAGTCGGGATCACGCCGGTCGTGATTGTGCCTGTCGTAATTGTGGCACTCGTAAAGGTGGCCAGTGTGCCAGTGGTCGTCCCCAGCGTGGCGGTATCAATCGTGCCAGTGGTAATCACGGCGGTGGGCAGGTTGTTGGCCAGGTTGGTGATCGAAACCTTCTTTAGATTGTTGGAGTCGGCGCTGTCAGAAATCAGCATCAGATCGGCCCCGACCACGCTGGTTTTGGCGGTGCGGTCGGTGACAAAGCCGCCCACAGGGGTGGCCGCGTCCACTAGTGCGTGCAGCTTGGCCGCCGTCACGTCGCCGGTTACGCCGTCAGTAAAACTAGTGCCTTTTGAAAATGAAGCCATTTATCCTCCTGCCAGTTTTTGTTTAAGAAACTCCCACGCCAGCGTGAAGCCAGCCCCCACGACTGAAGCTAAAACGATCAGCCGTGTCCGCAAGTGTTCCAGAGTTGAGACCCGGTTGGCCAGGTCGCCAAAGCCGGACAGGCTTCTCTCCAGCATCCCGGCTAGGACGGTGATCTGAGTCTCAATCCTGACCAAACGCTCGGAATTGGTCATCAGCTTTTCACGGATTTCGCTGATTTCGTCGGCACTCACGACCCGCGCTCCTCCAAAAATTTTAAGGCGACGGCCAGATGAACCACGGCAGCCTCAATGCTTTCCCGATCCCGCCCGTCTAAGACGAGCTGCTTGATCGAGCGGTTGACGGAAAGGAGGTGTTTTACTTTGCCGATATATTTTGTCTCCCTGCTCATGGCGTTGCTGGTGTCCGCGCACTTCTCGGCCTCGACAAAACAGGCGTAGTCGTTTTCCGTCAGGCAAGATCGCAAAGACAAGCGTAGCAGCCAGCGGGCCAGCCGGGTACGGAGTTTGGTGGGGAAGAGCCAGCTCACAGACCCTCTGGCACACTCGGAGACACAAAATTCACCGCATCGGCCTCGTCCCTTGTGCTGGCTAGGAGCCTTGCCTTGTAGTCGTGGTAGGCCGAACGAAGGCTGGCGATATAGGATTTGCCTGCTTCCACATTATCCACTAATCCAAGGGCGGCGTTGCGTTGCCAAATCTCATCGTACCCAGCCTCAAGAATCTTGGCCGTCACCAATTCACGGATGCGGGTGATGTTTTCCTTGTGGGCTTCTTCGATGGTGCGGGTATCGGTAAAAATCGAAGTTCCGTCTGCATGGTAATGTAATGTTTTTCCTCCCATAAAATTAGACATATTGGAAACCCATTCTGGGAACTGCTATTGCAGAACGCGAAAAAGATTCATGCGTTGTTTGGTCGTAATTTGTTGCGGTATAATTAAATGACAGCGCACCCAAGCTGATGTCTGCAACCCCTATAAAAGACGATTGAATGGCGTTATCAGAGGCAGAGACGCACAATAAAGATGTTGATGAAAGTGCGCTTTCTGGTGTCAATGACATATAATAAAAGCCCCTTGTAATTGAGGCGGAGGGACTGATTGAGATGGTTATTGTTGTTGTTGCGCTGGTTCCACAAGCGGCAATTCCACCGCAAACAAATGTAAATGGTTCGCCGTTTTCGGCAGCCTGCCAAATCGCAACATGGCAGTTAACAGATGAGGACGGAGCAGTTGATGTTCTGTAACCCAAAACATCAATGTTTCCGTCCGATGGCACATAAATTAGATTGAAACGCCTCTGCTTCGCCGTGCTTAAAGTAGCACCAGCAACGGTTGCGCCAATGTTGGCCGTCATTATGTAGTTTCCGCTGGCCGTGTTTTTATGCTGGGGAAGCCAAGGAATTTCCTGAAATTGAGAATTAGAGAAGAACGCTCTTGTATTTTTTCCACTATTAGGCGCAGGAACAAGGCCAGACACGCCAGCGTTAGTTGTGGTTGCTCCGACAAATGGAGGAGGGGGGCCGAAGAAAGCCATAACTTACCTCACAATCCCCGCCGCCCCGCCGAAGAAGAAGGGCATAGTTAGGCTTGCCTTCCGATTAAAACGCCGGTGCCGGTGGAGGTGATTCCAGCAATCGCTCCTGTGGGTATAAAGCTGCCCTCAAAAGTAATTCCTTGGCCGCTGGTAAGCTGGATTCCGCTGGCAGTAGAAGCCGTGCCGTTGGTGTCGATAAACACCGTGCCAGAGGTGCATTGCACCAAAAGGTAGTTGCGGCTCGCGTTAGAGGCGAAAAGGGTGCCGTTAGTGGTGCCAGCGGTCAGCGTGCCGGAGGTGGTCGTTGAGCGAGTGACATCAATGCCGTTGGCAACGTCTGCCTGGAGGGTCGTCAACAGAGCCTCGATGGCGTCGAGGTTGACGTTGATGGTGGACGTCCCGGCAGTCACGCCGGAAAGCCCCTCAATGATCTGGTTTAACTGCCTGCCCATATAGGGTAAGCCCGGTTAAACGGCCCGCTTGTATAGTGCGAGGCCGCCGCCGTTGGTCAGGCTGCCAGCAGTGATGTCACCATGAATGGTGCCACCCGCTGCCACGGCCAAGCCGGTATAGGCAACCCCGTCCACGGTGACACTGGCCAGCGTGGAAGTGCTAAACGCCGAGACAGCGTCAAAGCTCCCGCTGAACGTCCCGCCGGTGGACAGGGTGGTGCCTGCGTCGCCCAGGGCAATGCGTGATAGTACGCGGCCCATGGCGATTACGAGAAGACCGGGATCTTGTAGTTGGTGCCGTTAAGCGTGATCTTGATCGAGTTGGCCGAGGTGGCCACGGTGTCCACCGTGCCGCCAGTGGCAACCGTCGTCAGAGCCAGCGCCGGGTCGGTCGCACCCGTGTCCACACGGATGGAGCGGCTTTTGGCCTTGGTCTGAGCACGCACGAAGCGATTTGATGCTGACATATTTTTTACTCCTGGCTCCAGGCACGTTTGACTTGGTCAGCGGTGTAGGAGCTTTTGAAACGAGAACCTTGACGGCACTCGTACTTGTAATATCCGCGTAGTATATTTTTTACATGGTCAGAGCCGGGTTCGGGCGCGGATTCACCTACGCCGACCAAGACCAGTTTTTGAGGCACCGAAAACCTTTTGAGGTGAGGGGGAACTTCGTCCCGCTCGGCCACAGGCCGCTCCAGTTCGACGACTGAGCCGTTACGGCTGTCTTCGTACTGGTAGATAGGCATTAACCGATCTCCTCGCCCTCGTCCGATTTCCGTGCCAGTTCCCGAAGGGAATCTTCTTCTGACATTTCCGGGGCGGTTTCCTCGGCTTCCGGCTCGTCCACAATGGCCTCCGCAATGCGGATGGTCACGGTCTCGCCGTCCACCTTCTCCACCACTCCGCTCATGTCCACCTCGTCGCCAATGTCCGGGGTGGCCGTGCCATCATCGCCGTCGATTTCCAACAGGGATGCGGGCAGTTTCACCACGGAACCTTTGGGTTGAGGGGAAGAAGCGGGGGAGGTTTTACCCTCCCCCGCCTTCCGGGGATCCATACCAATCACAAGCATGGCTCCCATGATCTTTAGCTGTAGTTGGACTTGCTAAAGATGACTCGGTAAAAGTCCGAGTTTAGAGCTTTAGCAGTAAACGCAGAGCGGAACGAAACGATGGTGCGCTGATTGTAGCGGTCATCCTTGGTCGCTCCGTCAATGATTTGCACTTTCGGGGCAAACGGCGAGCCGTCTGCGGTGATCGTTGTCATGTAAGGCACGCCAAACGACTGACCGCCCAGTAGCAACGCCGCATGAACGGGGCCGGTCGCCGTGGAGTTGGTCGCAACGCCAGGAGTGGCCGTTCCAAACGACAGAGCGTTGGTGGTCTCCACCACCGTGCAGCCGAAAATTTTTCCGACTTCAGCACGATATATGGCGTCGGGCTTGCTGTAGGACGACACCCGGAGGAAGTCGTCATCGTTGCACAGGTCGCGGGTGAGCTGGGGCGGGGCCACCAGCACATAGCCGTCACGCAGCCTGGGCGCACGATTGATCTTAAGAGCCGTTTGGGCATCCAAGAGTTCAATGGCCGTCAAGGAGCTGTTTGCCGCCGAAGAGGTGGCAAAGGTGGTTCCGTTGCTGCCATTTTGCGCGTAGCGCACATAGCTGTTGGTCGAAACGCTTGTGGAAGCGGTCGAGGCCGTGGTATCTAGAACTAGGGCGCGATGGCAGAGTTGATCCGCAAACAAGGCACTGTCCTCGGCTAATTGCTTTGTCGCTTG